TTTTGGGGCCCGTTTACGGGTAAGACGACTACGCCCTCCTTTATCCCCTCTGTTGTGAAGGCTATAGCCGAGGTAAAAGTGAGGAAGGAAACTGACATAGCAGATCAGATTCTCCGGAACTTCAGCACGTTTTTTAGGTAATTTTTATAAGTTCTTGAGGTTCTTAGGTGTTGTTTGTGGTGGTTTTGTGGGGAGGTTGAGGTATGTTTATGGTGTTTTGAAGGGTGATTTGGAGAGGTTTGTGGAGGGGAATGGGGTGGTTGGGGATTGGGTGGGGAGGTATGAGGGCGGGACTGGCCGTAATAAGGCTAGGGTTTTGTGTCAGTTTTTTAAGTGGCTTCGCATGGTGAAGGGCGTGGAGCTGGGTCCGAGGGGGTTATTGGATGAGCAGATCCTGCTGAGGAAGAGTGACAGCATTGAGGATCGCCGCAGGCATCTTCGATGGGTTTTGGAGTTCAGTCGAGATAATCCCGACTTTAGGGACCTCAGCGACCGGCGGAAATACGACATCTTCGTCACCATCAAGAACTTTTATGATTTTCACGAGGTTCCGTTGACGAATGTTAAGGGTGTGTTTGGCCGGAGGAGGATGCCGAAGGTTAAGAGGAAGCAGATCACGCTGGCTGATGCGAAACGGATTTTGGGGGCGCTGCCCCAGAGGGAGCGAACTATCCTTTTGATTGTTTTGCAGAGCGGAATGGAGATCGGCGCCGTCTTGAACAAGTTCAACTTCATGTGGCCCGAGGTGAAGGCGCAGCTGGACGTGGGCAGACCTCGAGTGAAGGTGGAGTTTTCTGAGCGGAAAGGCAATAGCTTCCCCTACTTCACCTACTTCAGCACCGACGCCATTCAAGAGTTGAAGAAGTGGCTTATTCAGCGGCACCGTACACTCAACCATTTAAGGGAGCAGGGCAAGGCCATACCCGAATCCACGTTGAAGCAGCAACCCATCTTCATCACGAACCAGGGCACGGCCTATACGGAAGACAACTTTTTCCAGGCCATCAACTATTACCGGAGAAAGGGACTCACCAGCTTTGTGAGCCATCAGCTTCGTAAGTTGTTTAAGACGGAGGCCAGCGTGCCGGAGCGAGGCATCGATCGAGATGTTGTGGAGTTCATGATGGGGCATGTGAGCGGCATAGGCAGCATGGGCGGAACCTACGACAAGACGCCGGAGATCCACGAGGACGTGATCGAAAAGGAATACATCAAGCTGGAGCCCTACATCAACATATACTCAGGGGAAGCAGCCAAGCAGGCTGAGAGAATCCAGCTCGAGGAAGAGATTCTGGACCTGCTCATGGACCCGCGAGTCATAAAGCAGCTCGAAAAACTAAGAGACACATAAAAAAGGGAAAAAGGGTTTAATGATACGATTCCACTATAATTACCCAGTTATCAAGATTTGCAGCAAATATTTTTATGTAGTAGCCGCCTTTTCCAACGATATATTCTACTCCGACTTGTGGATTAATTAGAGTAAAATCGCTTGAATATATTATAAAACTGCTCACGTCCTCGGCGACGACTCCTTCCGGGCAAACAGATATTGCGAAAAGTGCAAATGAAGGAAACTTAGCTTTCGCAGTCCATCTTACTTTCCATAAATCTCCCTCCACAAAAAAAACTTCAGTTGTTTCAGCGTCACTTCCTGTAAAGGCTTCAACTTTATGCCAGGTCCTGGCAGCTGTTAAGTTCTCAATCTTTTGTTCCAATTTGTAAAGCTGCGAGGTACTTTCATTGAGTCGGTTCTCTGTAGTTGTTATTCGTGACGTCATTTCTTGAAGGCTTATATCTATTTTCGAACTAATTTCATCGAGACTTCTTTGAATTTGTGTTTCAATAAGCGTCATTTGCGAATTAGTTTCCTCAAGTCTTCGCCAAAGCAACAAATTCCCGATGATACTGATGCCTAAGACAATGACGCATATCACTGTTAGAATTAACGTTTTCTTCTCCATATTCTCTCTCACCTCCTTTCCTATTGTCTATCGTTTCTTGGCGAGCTCATCAAGAGCAGCTTTGATTTCCTCGTCTGTCAACTCCTCTGTGGGAATTTCCCAGCCCTTCTTGCTCAGGATATCTTGCACCTTTGGGAGGCCCAACGAAAACTTGACGTGTCTACATTTATCGCTCTGGCAGAATTCACACAGAACTCCTTCCGGCCTAAAGTAGACTTGAAATAGGCGCCCCTTTGGTGGATTCAGACTACGATCAAGGATCACAACGCCATGCTCGTTTAGATTAAAATGCTCTAGTTCTAATTGTGAGGAATATTGCTCCAATAAGCGTCTGATTGCTTCTTTGGCTATTTCTCCTCTGCTTCGGAAACCATATTTCCCTTTTAGCTTGTCCATGTCTGCGACAAGCTCTTCAGGTATTTTAATTGTCACATGATTTGTCTTCTTCATATCTACCCATTACTCATTTATGCGACATGGGCTATTTTAAGCTTTATGAAAACCTAATATAGAAGAGTATTCCATGAGTAATGTATTACGCAAAGCTTAAATATAACTTCCTCTAAAAAAGGTAACCGCGAGGTGTAAAGTGTGAGTAATGGATACGTAACACTAAAGATTCCTCAACAATTGGCAGACGAAATAGACGCCTTAATTGGCAAACATGGCTTTACAAGCAGAGCTGAAATCGCGAAAGAAGCGATTCGTAGACTTCTCGAACAATACCTACCCAAGGAGGCTTAACGTTGGGTAGGCGTAGGGACCAGCTTCTGAGGATCCGGGACCTCCTCGTAGCCATCAAGAAGAAGGCTGAGGCGTCAGCGGAGAAGGAGGCGTAGGTTTTGAGTGGTGTCATTGAGTTTAGGGTGGTTTCTCGGTCGAAGACGGAGACGGCTGAGGGCACCAAGTTTCGGGTGAAGCTGAAGAGCGCTGAAGGACACGTTCTCACCTTGATCTCGACCAGCCAAGAGATCTTCGTAGGCTATCCTATCGGCGAAAAGATTCCGGTGGATATCCGGAAAGCTAGAACACTCCAAAAGGAGGCCTAGCCGTGCAAGTCCATTTTCGTAAGTGCCGAGAGTATGGTCTGCGCTCTACGGAGGTTTATGAGTGGAGTGTGGATGGCCAGCGCTGGTATCCGATTCACCGCAACAACGTCCAACTCGCAGAGAACATACCAGCTGAGGATATACGTAGTATCTTCAATGCCGCGTTGCAAGGTGAGGCTTTGCTCGTAGCCAACTACATTCGCAGACGGTTTCAAACGTCTCGTCGTTACGGGGATCAAATCCCCAGGCGCCGGCTCATCGGAACAGCCTGCTGCCCGAGTTAAGCGAGCCTATGAGCGGCTACAGGAAGAGGGGTTCTTCGTTGAGCGTGGAAGTTGAGTCTGCAGAGGAGATTCGGAGAGGCATCCTCAAGGAGCTGAAGGAGATGGCAAATGATTGTTTGATCAGGGTTGCGCAGCTTATCCATGATGAAAAATGGGAGCAGGCCATCGGTGCCTTAGGCACCATAGAGTATGTTCTTCGCTACGCCAGGGATTGGAATGAAAAAGAAGCTTTGGCCCTATGACTATCATCGGAAGAGGAAGAAACGCAAAACTGAGGAGACGTCACGAACATGATGAAGGAGATTCAAATCAGTTTAAGGCTTCCAAACAAGTTCATTATTGGCCTTGATGCGCTGGTTGAAAAGGAAATCTATGGGTCCCGTGCTGAAGCGATTCGAGAAGCGGTCCGAGACATGCTCCGAGAGAAACATCCTGCAACCTGGGATTCTTTATGGACCTTCAAAAAAGGAATGCGACGTACATAGGGGGAGTTGAGGAATGAGCGAACGTGAACCATGCCCCTTTTCGAAAGAATGCGAGTATGTTATCGCGCCCTGCTGGAGACACCTCACGGTGTGTTATCGCTATTTAGAGAAGAGGCGAGGTACATGACCAAGAAACCACTTGATAGGCCATGCTGGAGATGCGGCTATGTGTTGCCGGCCGAGGAGGCTCAGCTCCTCCGCAACAAGCACTACTATGCGGCCACGTGTCCGGAATGTAGGGCCCGAATAGGGTTGAGGGGTCCTCCATACAAGAGGGTGCAGCCATGAGACTGGAGTTTAAGTTCTATCCTAGCTGGTATCGGCAGTGGTCGGTCCGTTTGGTTCTGGGAAGATGGAAGCTGCTGTTTATGGTTGGACATCAGAGGCGAGGATCATGCGAGTAAGTAAGATCGTGGTCGGGAAAGGAAAAACTGTGCCGGTTAAGGGTCCTGAAGGAGAATGGTTGAAGACTTTCTATTCGGTGGAGGCTGAATTGGACGAGGGAGAGGATCCGGTGGCGGCTAGGCTGGGCCTCGAGCATATGCTGGACGAGTGGCTTCAAGGCGAGATCACGGGACCCGAGGATATTCCAACGCTCGATCTAAGTGATCTTGACCAGTTGCCTTGGCTCACGTATCAAAAAGAACCAGCCGAACCGGGGAAGGCAGGCTGGATTAAAAACCCGGAGCACTTCGCGGACTTTGACGATCCAGTGGCAGCGGAGCTGGCGAAGGCCTTGACGCGAGCAGGCGGCAAGCTGGAGTTAGGCGAATACATCTATCAGCTTTCGGGCAAGGAGAAACAGTTCATCGGTCGCAAAGCGATCAAGAAGCTAGGGGAAGCCGAAGAGTCTCGATCAAAAGAGAAGCCTGAAGGTGGCTAGGAGTTTTCTCTCATGTATATTCAGCTTCGAGAATTGACTTTTGAGAAACCGATTCCTGCAGAGGTTATAGATACGCTCCGGCGTCATTTCAAGAAAGTTCCTCTTGCAGTCGGTGTCAGCAAGGTTGATCCTAAAAAGATGGCTATCGTTCTCCTCGATCTGCCTAAGGTGCCTTGGTACATGGCTGGAAGCCCTATCATCATTTTCATGTCCAATGATTTAATTGAAAAACCAGAAACAAAAAAAGCTATTCAAGCAGCTCTCCAGGAAGTGGGTCCCAAAATTAGGGGAGAATGGCATATTTCAAATCAAGGATGGGACTCCGAAAGCTTAGACAGTCAAAGCGCCACGTATGATTGGGCCTCTGACGAAAAGAAAGTTCAAAGGTTCCAGAACAAAGTTAGAAAAGGCAAATTCATCGATGAGTCAGGTTCTCCTTGTGACACTTGCGTCGATGAACAACAGTTCTATGGTTGCCCAAACTGCGATTTTAACCCGCTTGCGGAAGTTGAACAAGATTTCGACGACCTAGAACAAGAATGGGACGAATACCCAGAGGGATACTTTTGAGTTTCCGAGAAAAAATGAGAGTCTCGCCTAGCCATGCTGAGGTGGATGTGCTCTTAGGCTTGGAGGAACGCCGCCTAACTGAAGGAATGTTCCGGGACACGGAGATTGTGCTTGAAGCCACGGTTCCCGACTACTATTGGCCGGCGAAAGGGTTATGCGTCTACTTGGATGGTCCTCCACATGAATCGGAACACCAACGCTTGAAAGACGAGCTTATCGACGAGAAACTGCGAAAGATGGGCTTAAAGGTTCTGCGATTTTCGTATGAACCTTCTTTGAGTAAGCACCGACGTCAAGAGATCCTGGATCAGATCGAGGAGGCATTAGAAACATGAGTGCTCCAATCCCCGTAGCGTGTAAGGACTGCAAGCGTGAAGGCTTGACGCTTCGCGATTGCAGGATACGCATCATAAACTACGCCGTGTTTAATCGCCGATGCCCTAGAGAGCTCGCGGGTGTTCCCGTGGTAACAGAAGCCGCGAAGGAGGCTAGGAGGGCTGAGGCTCCTACTACGTATATCCCGACTCCTCCACCATTGCCGGCTGCTGGAGATCAATATGTAGAGATTCCCTTGAACCGGATTTTTTGGAAGGAATCCATACGGAAAGCCGTGAAGGAAGAGGACATTAAGAACATGGCTATGAGTTTCACGTGTCATGGCCAGATCGAGCCGATTGTGGTGGCGCCTCCAAACGAAGAAGGTCTGTATCGGGGAGTGGTGGGTCGGCTGCGCTACGAGGGTATGAAATCTCGGATGGGCGCAACCATTCTGGCCAGGGTTCACCCCTTCAAAGATGAACGTGAAATCATAGAGTGGCAGCTTGCAGAGAACCTTCACCGCGTCGATTTGCCAGCCATGGACAAGGCAGAGGCATATCGGCAACTCTATGAGATGCAAAGAGACGAATCTGGCAAGATCTACGGAGAACAAGTAGTAGGCGCCTTAGCCAAGCGAATCGAGGGGCTCACTGGAGGAAAACAAGCGGAGCGAACCATCTACAAATACATTCAGATGTCCTACCTTCCCGAAGGTGTTAAAGATTTTGCCGTCGACGGCAAAATTGGGGTAGAACATGGGCAACAACTTTTGAGGTTGAAAGATCGTCCAGACAAGCAACTTGAGGCTGCAGAGAAGACAGTGCAAGAAGCTTGGACCGTAGAGAAGCTTAAGAAGTTTGTGGATTCCACTCTCGAGCCGCAGGAACCTAAGGCGGAGCCTTTACTCACCGGCTTCAAGATCGAATGCCCAGAATGCCATATTGAAATCCTCATTGACCACCGTGAGTTTCCAGATGGAAAAGTCGATCATAAACTTAAGGAGTTATCAGCGAATTGAGCATCACCCTTCTATATCGCAAGATCTCGCCAGAGCGAAGACTATGCCATATCTGTGGTAAGTCTGTGCTTCGCAACATCGACTTGCTAAACGGAGAGATCTGTCACCACGGCTGCATAAACCGCGTGGGCGTGAAACCCACGCACCGCTGCCTAGACTGCTACACGCTGCTGACGCCGGACAACGTTATTCGAACCCACTTTGACACAGGCGCGGCAGCCATCAAAACCTGCGGAGAATGCGGAAGCACGAACCTCAAACCGTTAAGGAGATTGATTAGGAGGTAAAGCATGACTGACAAATTGTCTCCGGGAGACAAATTAGGTAAGGATTGGGACCGTGCGCCTGTTCGTGTTGAGAAGATCGCCGACTTGATTTTCGACTGGAGTCTCTATCCGCGCATGGAAGTTGATCACAAAAATGTGGTGGAGAATTACGCTCGGGCTTTGGAGGCGGGCTGCGTTTTTCCAACAGTTAAGGTTGGCCTTCTCGTTGGGAAGAAAATTATCGTTGACGGGGTTCACCGCGTAAGCGCCAGAAAGCTTAAAGGCATAGATTATGTCGAGTGCGCTGAGCTGCCGTTTGATAGTGAGGCGGAATTGTTTGCTGAGGCTGTTCGGCTTAACAGCAGCCATGGAAAAAGCTTCAGCAAAGAGGAATTAGAGGCGAATATCAAAAGGCTTCAGAAGTACAAGTTCGATGTTAAGGATATTGTGGCGCTTACCCATGTCCCGGCCAGCGAGATTTATCGAGAATCAGCTGCGCCGATCACGAGCTTAACGGCGCCGTGCGGCAAGAAGATTTACTGCAATGGGCAGCCTAATGGCCGCGAGTTGGTGCAATTCAAGAAAGCCTTAATGCTGATTCGCGATGTGGCAAGATCTGGCTGCATCCCTACGGATGACCTATTCTTCAAAAATTTGGTTTTGGAGTGCCGAGAGGCTTTGGGGAAGGTGCGGTTTAATGGTTAAGGCAATGCATGGTCAGGGGTGGGTTGGCGGGGTTTTGCGGGGTTCGGTTCTGTCCTCTAAGGCAAGGCTCGGCGCTATTGATGTATTGCGAGGTCTGGCATGGCATGGAGGGGCGGTGTCCGGTCCAGTTGGGTCAAGTGGGGTTTGGCTCTGCAAGCTACGGCATTATTATGGTTTTGTGTTGCGAGGAAGGGTGGAGCGGGGCTTTCTCTGGCAAGGTAAGGCTTTTCGAGGTGTGGTATGGTCTCGCGATGTCCTGCTTGGTGCAGCGGGGTTCATTGGGGCACTGTACTCTAAGGTGAGGTCTTATTGTGGTGTGGTTTGGAGTGTTGAGGCACTGCACGGTATCGTGAAGTTTTGTCCTGTGAAGCACTGTATGGTTTTGCGTGCTAAGGCGTTATCGAGGTTAAGTATTCTTAGGCGTGGTACTGTTCGTTCTGGTTTTGCACGGTTGCGCGCTGCTGGGCAAGCCTTGGTTAGGCGCCATTTAGGTTTTGTATGGTCCTGTGATGTTGGGCGATGCATGGCGAGCTTCGCCTTGGCATCATTGCGGCTTGGCGATGTCCTGTTATGTGAAGTTTGGTGGAGCCCTGTTTTGCAGGGTCAAGTGAGGTTAGGTCTTCATGGGTATGGAGGTGATTAAAATGAGCTACAAGAAAATAGACGTGGAAATCAGAGGCTTAACGCCTCTGTTAATGAACCGTTTGAACCCTGAGAATTTGAAATCGAAAAGCAGAATGAGAATGGAGAACTACAGCACGGCTGACGACGCAGCGAAGAGCGCCTACATCGCACAAATCGACGGCAAACAGCAGCTGTACATTCCTTGCGAAGCCTTGTACAGCATGATCATCAACACGGCGAAGCAGTACAAGATCCGCAGGATGAGCCTCGCCGGCCTTTTGGCTGGGACGATGCGTGTGGAGCCTGAGAAAGTTCCGCTGGGCACAGACAAATACGAAGTGGACGAGCGAGCAGTAGTGATCCAGAAACAGCGTGTTCTCAAGGGCAGAGCTAAACTGCCGAAATGGAGCGCCAAATTCCAACTGGTTTACGATTCGAGGCGCTTACCAGACGGAATTGAGGCTACGCTGAAAGAGATCCTGGAGGACGCGGGCACGCGGATGGGCTTGCTGGATTATCGTCCACAACACAAGGGCTGGTTCGGAACCTTCGCAGTTGAAAGCTTCATTCCCGCGCAAGCGGAGTAAGGTGAAAAGTGAGATCATAATGCCATGCTTTACGTTACCGTGTGGATGCATGGTCGAGGGAGAACCCCCTATCGTGGAAAGGATCTGGCTTTGCTTCAAGCATCGGAATGAGAGGGCGCAAATTGTGGAGCGGCGGAAGGAGGCTAAGCCATGAGTGAAGGAAAGATTTTGTTAGGCTTCGAGGTTCCAAGCGGTGAGCCTGTGTATCTCATTACACACCACCTTGCAATATTTGGAATTACGCAGCTATCCGGCAAAACAACCGGCCTAGAAGCCCTAATTAGCAGATCCGGGCTGAAAGCAATCGCCTTCAAAACTAAGCGTGGCGAAGCCGGCTTTACCACGTATAACCTGGTTACACCTTATTATAAGCCTCGGGCGGATTGGCAGTTCGTTGAAGGCCTTGTCAATGTTGCACTTGGTGAGAAGGTAAAGTATGAGCCTGGAATGCGTTGGGCCATAATAAAGGTAAGTAAGGGAAGCAAGAACCTCCGGGAAGTTAAAGCTAAAGCCGAGGAAATGCTGACCAAGGCTAAACGAGACTTTCAGAAGCAACTCTTCGAGAAACTGATCACTTACCTGGAAATTGTGGTGCCTGAACTTGAGAAATGGGTCTTCTCTGACAAACTCGAATTAAACGAGGGCGTTAACGTCATGGACCTCTCAGCCATGCGCTTGGAAACGCAGCATTTGGTTATTGCCAGCACCATCGAATACGCCTTCTCCTACCTGGACCATGTTGTCGTTATCGTGCCGGAGGCCTGGGAGACCCTTCCGCAAAGCAAAATGACGCCGGTCAAATGGGTTGCACAGCAATTTATTCGAAAAGGTGCGGCTATAGGGAATTATCTCTGGCTGGACAGCCAGGATATCGGCGGCATTGACAAGACTCCGCTCCGGCAATGCGATAATTGGCTTATGGGCAGGATGAAAGAGGCGCATGAAGTAGAGAGGATCCTCAAGCAGCTTCTAGGCTTGAAAGTTCCGAAAGAAGAAATTCAAACTCTTCTACTTGGGCATTTTTACGCTGCAATCGGGAACGTGGTTAAGAAAGTATATGTTTTGCCTGCTGGGGTCCCTGAACAAGTTGGCGTTGACGTTGCCAAGGGAATTAGAACCCCGGAAAGTGTCCGTGACGAGTTTTTGAAAGTCAAAGTTATGGAGGATGAAGAAATGTGGAAAGAAAAATACGAGCAAGAAAAGAGAGTTAGCGAAGGCCTGCAACAAGAAGTTGATAGACTTGTGTACGCGAACGTTAACTTAGCGAAAGAGAAAACGGAGCTTGAGAACGAGTTTACGAGGCAAGTTGAGCGACTGAGCGATCTAAAGGCTCAAGAGAAAACGAGGAACCTGGAAAGTCAGATCGCTACGCTAAAATTTCAATGGGAAAACCAACATGAACAAATACAGAAACTGCTAGCAGAAAAAAATGACTTACTGGATCGCATCGAAGCACTGGAAAAGCAATTAGATCAAACAAAGAAAGAGACTGAGGCTCTTCAGAAAATCAAGGAGGGCTTGCTGGCTCTTCTACCTGCACCTATTACCACGACTATGCCTACGGTGGACATCCCTTCTGGGATGGTCGTAGTAAAAGAGCAGCCAGCCTTAACCATTCAGAAGCGAACGCCACCACTCACCTTAAACGATTCTAGCCTTGAAGGGAAAATCGCCATTATCTATGCCGAAGGAAAACTGCCTAAAGACAAATGGTTTACCGTCACCGACGTAACTAAAGCCTTCGTAAGCCACGGGTGGCCCAAAGACCCCAGAACAAGCAAGGTTCTCAACCAGTTCTGTCAATGGGGCTATTTAGAGAAGCAAATGAGCGGCAGGCGACCCGACTATAGAATTAAGTTAAGCCCAGAGGATGCCCGTGGTAAAGGATTGCTAAAGGAGACTGAAGTTTAATGTCTCGAAGAAAGAAGACATTTACTGTTCGAGCGTCTCAAGAAGAGTTTTGGTGCCCTGACTGTAAAAGATACGTGGGCGCCATAGAGGACTGGGAGCCCACAGAGGAAGGTCAAAGGGAAATATGTTGGGGTGCAGATCCTGAAAGCGTCCCCTGGTACCTCGCGAGCAGAACATGCTCACGATGTGGCTGCCCTTTACTCACGGAGTAAGAGGCGACGTACATGAAATACAAGCCTGAAGGGTACAAGTGTCCTTACCCTGGCTGCGAGGATCAGCCTCCCTTTAAGACGCCTCAGAGCTTAGGGGGCCACGTGACGAGGGTTCACTCACAGAAGGACCTGGACCTAATAATCGCCATGAAAGAGCGCCGGAAGATCGAGAAGAAGAGGCGATAGGCTTGAATAAAAGGGTTTGTTGCTGCTGTGGGAAAGCTACGAGGCTGTTGCCTCAGGGAATCTGCCCTGCCTGCTTGGAGAGATTAAAATGACGTATGGATGGAGCATTAGGGACACGCAGTTTCTCATCGACAAACTCGATGCTTTGTCCATACGGGAAATCGCGGAAAAGCTAGGTAAAAGCCCTAACTCCGTTAGAGAGAAGATTATACGTTTACGAAAGAGTGGAGTTCCACTTCCACATTATAATCCAGCAAAACGAAATGAGCCGTTAGACGATAACAGCCACCTCTGGCCACCTTAAGGAGGAATAGTTAATCCCTCGATGTTCCCGATGCCCCATCAAAATTGAATGCAACCGAAACCCGATAATCGTGGAGCGGCCTCCGCCAAAGGAATCAACTTCAGCGACAGGAAGTAAAGTTCGGTTATGTCCTCTTCTCATCGCTATTGGTCACGCCATGCAACCGCCTGAACCATCAAAAGTAAGTTTGACACCAGGTTGATCTTATGCCCTTAAAGATGAAGAAGTCCGTAGTGTTTAGGCGCTGCGAATCCTTCATAGCTGTCCTCATCGACCTTTACCCTAACGGCGTCATTTCTCTGGCCGACTTGAAATACTTGATTCGCCGTAACTTGGGAGCCCACCCAACCACCGTGGCGAACTATCTAAGAGAACTGACTGAGGATGGCTTTATCACGCCTATCGGACCAAGCCGCTACCGCATCAACGCGCTGATGGCCATGAAAGCTGAGGTACAAAAGACCTTGGATGATCATGAAGCAAAGATTCTCAGTCAGAAAAAATAAAAAAGTGAAGGAAGGAGAGACGATGGAGAGGAAAGAAAAGAAGAAGAAGACGTTCAACTTTTTTTATTTGTTGAAAGTGAAAGTATTCGCATACACACAAATTTTCTCCCGGAGAAAAATGAAGCGGGGTGGCTCAGCTTGGTAGGGCCCCGGGCTCATAACCCGGAAGTCGCTGGTTCAAATCCGGCCCCCGCTTCCAACATTATGTCACTTAAATCCTGCAATGAACAAAATTCAACATTATTTCAATCAGGCATTTCCAAGCTTCTTTCCATTAGAAAAGCCTTTTTAGAGGTTCTTTGTTTGGTGGGAAAATCACGGTATATTTCCTCTATATTGGCAGCTTCAAAATATCATGTCTCTAATGTTATCAAAACAAATGAAGGGCGTTTAATTGCAGAATGAGACTCAAAAAGCTGCTATAACGGAGCCTAAACCTCGTACGCCGTGGGAAAAAGAAGGGAAGTATCGCTATCTCCATCGGAAGTTAGATCAGATACGCGAGGAAATTCGCGAAGGTTTCCAGCGCCAAGAAGCACGCTTCCGCCTCCTACTCACAACTTTATCACCTTTCTTAGAGGACATCAGCAAAGATTATGTTCAACAAATCGTGTGCCGCGACGAAGGTGATGAGGCTCTGCTGGCGTATCTTGTTAGTAAAGGCGACTTGGGCATAACGCCTGCCGAGACCTGTGCGGCGAAGGAACTCGCAAGGTTCCACTTTAAACCCTGGCATATAACTCGGAGGATGCAGCGTATGAACAAACGCCTCAAAACCGAATTGGACAAAGCCCTCGCTGAGTCGTATGGTCGTCGCTGGGTTATAACCTCCTTCGCACTTAAAGCATGGAGCGCCAAAAAAGAAGAAATTGGAATCGAGGAAGAGGAAAAAGAGGCTGAAACCGAGTTTTAAGCTTAAATCATAACATTAATCTTATATATTAAGTCAAGATAGTCTATTTTGTCGAGTCCGAGGCGTAGAATACAGCTTCAGTCAGAAGGGGCTCGCCTCGGGCTCGCAAGCTTGTGTTCTACGTTCTCGGGCAAAACCATACAGGTCTGGCTCCAAGTTGCCGAATCCCCTTAATTGGCTTAAGCAGCGTTTTGCAACCGAAACGGACACAACCGAGACTCTGGGAATTCGTGGTGCAGGCGCCACCAGCCAAGCTAGATTCGGCGAACCCATAAGCCTTGACGACCTAATTTTTGCGGTTCAACGTGAACCCGTGGCTCACCGAGTTGTTTTCCAGGTTGCCCACGACGTTTTCGATAACTGGTTTAACGTTGAAGAGGTCGCTGAAAAGCCGGATCCAGACTTTGATAAGCTAGTGCAAAAGGCTCTTTCAGACTTAAACGCTAAAGCCGTCTTCACACAGATGGCTGTTTTTGAGCGACTTGCCGGGTGGGCCATCATTGTTATTGGATTTGTTGACCACGGAAAAAGCCTAGCGGACCCTGTGGAACGCCCCCTCGAGATCCGAGAGCTTGCCATGTACATGGGCGACAAGCAGGTAACAGTACAAACCACAGATGAAGACAAGGACCCTAACAGCCCAAGATTTGGCCTGCCAATTTATTACACTTTAAGCCGCACCGGCGTAGGCCAAGAAAAAGTGCATTATACGCGGGTCCTCCACTTCGCCACTCGCCTCCTAAACCATCCTTACAAGGGCCTCAGCGTTCTCGAATCCATCTACGACGACCTCACTATACTCCGCAACGTGAGATGGGGCATGGGACAAACCATGTTCCGCTACGGCAGCGGCTTCCCCGATATTGAAATTCAGGGAGCCACAAAAAAGCAGTTGGATGAGTTTGAAAAAAGCGGACAATTCAAAAACATTAACGCCCGCACCTATTTTCTGCACAACGAGAAACAGAAGGTGGAGTTTAAGGGGTTAGCGGGTCGCGCCTTAAACCCGGAACCTTATTACCTGCCCATAATGGAGAACATCAGCGCAGCCACAGCTATTCCGTTGGCAATATTGCGAGGGGTTCAGGCCGGCGCCTTAACCGGTTCAGAGGTTAATGAACGGGAATACTTCAAGATCATAAGTGATGCCCAAAGCCGCTACGAGCCCGGTGTCAGGCAGGTTATCGATCTGCTTTTAGAGACAGGTCAGATACCGGCGAAAGTACAGGATTACAAGATTAAGTGGGTTGGCGGCTTTGAGATCAATCCCATCAGCAAGAGTGAAATGGAACTAAACCGCGCTCGAGCTGACCAGCTGCATGGGACGTACATGACGGTGAACGAGTTACGAGCACGGCAAGATCCTGTCTTAGAGGCCCTTTCGACACCTGAAGGCGAGATTATTCCTGGCTTACTGCAACTCCAAGCGCCATCAATAGGACTTATGGGTTTAGATCAAGAAGTCACCTTGAAACCGAAAACTCAGGAAATAAAAGAGTTGGTGACTAAACTTAACGGCTTAATTCAAGGCGTTAAGAGTAACGAAATCAGCAGAGAAGATGCCTTAAACGACGCTCAAATACTGATCTCGTTACATGTTAATGATTTAGAGAAAGCAGCGAAGGAAAGGCTGGAAAAAGTCACCAAGCAACGAGTCGCAGAATTGCCTAAAGAACAAAAAAGTCAACTGCTGCGCATTGGCGAGGCGTATCTTTCTGATTTCAAGGAAATTCTAGAAGATGCACTTACAGCAGGGAAGACAACATGAGCACTGATTTCTGGACCAGCGATGAAGGCATTCTTGTAAGGCTCGAAGACTTAGCCTGGGGCCTAGACACTGAGGTTTACAATAACGCAATTCAAGTTCACGTAAAGTCGAATCCTGTGCTTCCTGTTGTGGAGTTTGAGTATGTTACAGAGGGCGATGAACGTGTCTGCCCTGATTGTGACGCTTTTAGTGGCCGCCGTTATCGCGTCGGCCAGTTCATGCCTCAGTTGCCTCGGCATCCAGGATGTCGATGCTTCTGGGATTTACGGTTAATGGAGGAAGCAAGTTGAAGAAAATAGGAATTGGCCAAGCTGAGGTGGATTCAACCAAAATCCTCGAAGACTCAGACTGTTGCCTTGTGGTTCCGGCGGTCATTGCCCGGGAAGGCGTGTTCAAGTATCCGGAGGGCATGGCCTTTAAGCCTGCTGAAGAATTGAGGGATGCAGCTTGGACCGCTGAAGGCGCTTGGATAGTTGCAGAGAAACACCCGGATACATTGATTTTGACGGAACGTAAAGATATTAAGGGCCGCGTTGAAAACCCTAGATTCTCTTCAGAAATCAACGGCATCATCGCAGATCTGCGACTTCTCAAAAAATTTAATGCTCCACAGTTCATAGACGACATCAGACAAGGCAAACATAAGGATGTAAGCATCGGTTTCTTCTATGACTTCGACGCCACACCTGGAGAATGGAAGGGACAAAAATATGATTTTGTGCAACGAAACATCTTAGTGGACCATGTGGCTGCTGGCGTGCCTCTGGGCCGTTGCGCCTCGCCCTATTGCGGTATAGCGGTAGATAGCTTCATCCGCAAAGTAGCCGTGGACCCCTGGGAAGAAACTGAGGAGTACATTAGAAGTGGACACAAGGAACCCAGCGATACCTGCAGAACCATAAACATAAGCGAGGAACAGGGCATCAAAGCGATCTACTGTCAATATGGCGAAAAATGGGATATCCAGAGCTACCTCTTCAGTAAGGCAAAAGAGTGGACAATGGAGAAGGCGAAAAGTTGGTTTGAGGAACATAAAGAAGCTGCGGACCAAACAGCGCGGGCGCTGATCGCAGATCAAGAAGGCGAGCTTGAAGAAAAAAGGCAAGCCGCTAAGGATCGCTGTGGTAAATATCCGGTTAGCTTCAAGGAAGGAAAGGGTAACTTAACGAAGCCACAAGAATACGAAAACGTTGATGAAGATGATTTTGCGGATCCATGCAATTTCAAGTATCCAATGGTTCCCGATGATCGTCTTGTGAACGCTTGGCAACGACTTGGTGATGAAGGAAACAGGACGGCGGGCGGTTATTCTGAGTCTGAATGGTCCTGGATGAAGAACCGCGTCAAAAAACGTATGGAAGCCAAGGGCCACGAGGTTAAAGCTGACGCGCTTCGCGAAATTGAGCGGAGTAGGCAGCTTCTTGGATCATAATCACATGCTCAATCGTGTGATAGAACGGCGCCGAGATGATGGCGCCGGACTCACGACGGGTCCTAAAACTAGCGGAAATAGCGGTTAAAGGAGAAAAGGAAATGCCTGAAAATCCCCCTGGTGGGTCTGCTGAACCTCCGAAAACTCCGCCGGTTGTAAAACTAAGCATTGACCAAGCGTTAGCTGAGAAGGCTGCGCTCGAGAAGAAAGTTGTCGAGATGCAGAAAACCATCGACGATTTGACAACCCAGCTTAAGGCTGCAAATGATCTCTTGGAATCTCAGGCGAAAGCTAAGCTTATCAGCGAGATTTTGCCACGAAGCATTTTCACGGTTGAGGACCTCGCTAAGAAAAACCTAGAAGAGTTGCAGCATATTCGAGTGACCCTTGACCAAGCGAGGCTGCCGACATACAAAAACATTCATTTCGGTGCCATCGGTGCTGATGAAGCACAAGATGAGGGCTTAACTGTCGGGGACCTTAGCGTTGTCACAGCCGCTAAGCGTAAAGCTGGGAGGCCTTAAACATGCCGCAATATCTTGTGAAACCAGCAAACCAAGTGGTGGTTGCTGGGAAACCATTAAAGGTGGAGATGGAGATCGGCGCGAACGCAACCGCAGCCAAAATGCTCCCCGGCCGCCTAGTGATACATGACGCAGTTGATGGCTGCGTCAAAGAGGCTGGTGCCAAAGCCGATAATGTCCTTGGCTTTCTCGATGTTGAGTCTGGAGAAAAAGAGGCAACAAACTATGATGTCGGAGACCAAGCCATGGTTGTTATGGGCGAATGCATCGCCAAGTTGACGCTGCTGGCTAACGAAAGTGTAGCACCCGGAGATCCCCTGGTTGCTGCGGCTGATGGCAAAGTTGCCAAACAAGCCGTCGGAGCCATGGGCGGTCAGGGCAGCGTCATCGGCTGGGCGATGGAAACAAGCAATGTCGCAGTAGACGCTGAGATTCTAGTGCATTTCCACAAGAGCGCTGAGCCTGCAGCCGCAGCTTAAGGTGATTAACATGCAAACCCTCAGAAAAGTAGGAATAGAAACTGGACAGTTAACCGATGAGGAACTACGGTATCTTGATGCGCGAGTCGTCGAAACCGTAAGGCCTCTGCTCGTTGGAAGACGTCTCTTCCCAGTCTTTCGCTTGCCACACGCTGGCTACAAGACCGTGCGAGGCTGGAAAGAAACAGACATGAGCCAAGCCACTATTGACATGAACGGTGAAACCGATTCTTTCGACCGCATCGAGTTGACAGAGTTTAACATTAATGTGCCGGTGATCAGCAAGGGCTTCTATCTGAATTGGCGAGATGTGATCGCGGCCAGAAACGGCGGGATCCCCATTGACACCCGCAGCATAGAAAACGCGTCCAGGCAGGTTGCAGAAGAGGAAGATAAGCTTCTGCTTAGCGGCGAATACACAGGCTGGAGAGCCCTAGGCATCGAAGGCTTAGCCACTGCAACAGGACGCAACACCACAGCCGGCGGCGACTGGAGCGCCAACGCGTTAACCTACGTTGCAGCCGCCATAGCCGAGCTTGAAACAGATGGCCATTACGGGCCCTACGCGCTCGTGCTCCGAAGCATCTGGAACCAGCAACTGCGAAGCTTAATCAGTAACACAGCCACATTCCTGCTGGAAAAAGTCGCGGAGCTCGTCAAAGCAGGAATCTATGTCAGCGATAGCCTTTACGCCAGTGACGGTGGAACAGACAGCGCCTTAGTGGTTGAACCCAGTCTAGAAAACTTCGAGATGGTCATTGGACAGGACTTAGCGACCTTCACACAGCAGGACCGAAACATGAACATCTTCGGCAAAGTCTACGAGGTCGTGGCGCCCCGAATAAAGCGACCCACCAGCATATGTGAGATAACTGTGTTAACTTAAGGGGCGCCGAGTTAACCAGACACTTAATTCCCCATTTTTGTACAGTGCAATATCTAAAAAGGAGGTGGAGTGGCTGCCAAAGTTTAGAATCTTGCCGAAGGTTGACGGCTTCACTAAGGATGGCGTACAGTATAAGCCAGGTGACATCGTGGATCTTCCTAAACGGTATGCCACATTTAATTGGCTTGAGCCCGTTGAGCCTGAGCCGAAAGTGAAGGCCCCACCGACTAAAGTTGAGCCTCCGATAGAGGAGAAGCCGGTCCCTTTAGAGGTCCCTAAAAAGAAAAAGAGAAAATAGTTTTTGAAGGAGATCGCTTGACGTGAGTAAAGGCAGGAAGATTGTTTGTTTCTATGATGAATCTTCCGTTACACCTGACACTTGGAAACACATTAGCGAGGGACATGAGGGTGGCTTAGACGCAGATACTGTGGACGGAAAACATGCAAGTGAATTAGGCGGCGGAGGGGGAATGGAGGAACATGGCAATGAATGGCATGAACCCGACATGGAACTGAAAAGTGACGCAGACACCCATAAAGCCAACGCTTCCGCACATCACGCGAAAACAACAAGCGTCACAGAATTAACTGACCACACAAAAGCCGTCCATGATGCTCTCGGCATTGATGCTGCGACCCTCGAGGGGTCAACGAAAGCGCAGGTGCAGGATCACGATCCGAAGGCGCATACACATCCGTTGAGCGAGGTAACTGGCCACGATAAAAATGCGCACGATGCTTTAGCTATTGATGCGGGGTCTGTTGACGGAAAGGAACCAGGCACTACTGAGGGAAAGCTTGCTGTTCTCGACGCGAATGCAAGGGTTCAAGATAGCGCGAAGTTAGAAGGCTTGACAAAGGTTCAGGTTCAAGATCATCCGCCCCAAGCACACACTTTAGCGAGCCACAGCACAAAGGCTCATTCCGAGTTAACAAATATCGGTGAAAACGATCACCACACAAAATTCACGATAACAGAGCATGACGTAACCGAAAGACATCCTCTTGGAACCGTGGTGCCACATGATGCCCTTGCAAGTTTAAGCGAAAAATCACACGCAAGCTTGACAGGTGTCACCGGAGATCAACATCATGCAAGGCAGCATGACCATAGTTTGGCTGCTGATGGGAGTCCAATAGCTGTTGCTGGAGTACCCAATTTAGATGCCGGGAAAATTACGACGGGAACGTTTGATTTGGCACGAATCCCAACGCCACTAACTGGTAAAGATGCTGACACCGTAGATGGCGCCCACGCGGGATTAGCAGCCAACAATGTTTTTAAAATCTTAGCGGCAATCGCGAGCGGAGATATTTTTTACGTTGATGCTACGCCGCAAGTTGCACGTTTAGCGAAGGCTGCGGATGGCAAGTTCCTTAAACTTGTTTCAGGCTTGCCTTCTTGGCAAGATCCGCCGGCTGGCGCAGATCACAATATTCTTAGTGCTACGCATCCTGACTCTCTAGCTGATTCGGTTGCTGCGGGCGATATACTATTCGGTAATGCAACACCAAAATGGGCAAGACTCCCCAAAGGTTCTGATGGACAGGTTTTAACTTTAGTAAGCGGTTTACCAGCTTGGCAAACACCAGGTGGAGGCGGAGATTTAAGTGTTTTCCGTTTTAGGAAAGTTGGGCAATACGTTACGACTGGAATAGCGGCTACGGCGAAAACAACACTTGCCTTAACTGCAAATAGACTTTATGCAATTCCGTTTTTCGTTCCGAAAACAATTACTCTTGACAGAATAGCGATACATGTTTCAACGGCTGGAACTGGAAACGCAAGACTAGGTATTTATCGAGACGATGGAACAGCGGACCCATCAACAGCGACGTTAATTTTGGATGCGGGGGAAGTGTCAATAGCCGCAACGGGTAAACAAGAATTAACAATTAATCAAACGCTTACTGGCGGATACCTTTATTATTTGGCTATTGTTACTAATGGCACACCAACAATTGGCGCTGTTGCACTGGCTTCTATGATGACCTCTTTCTTTGGCTTAACCGACATAACTACTACCGCATGGCTAACATTTGCATATAGATCATTTACTTATGCTGCTTTACCTAATCCTTTCAATGGCACTATTACTCTCGCTTCAGGTGCTTGCCCAGCAGTCTTTGTGAGATTGAGTGCATAAAAGCGGGCTATACCCCTTGAGAAAAGAAAAAATATCGATGAAGAATGAAGCCGAGGTTCCGCCTCAAACGAAGATTAGGGTAGTGGCAACAATCGATGAGAAACTTGTTGCCGAGATAAAGGGTATCCATGCAGTTGAAATTAAGCTAGCGAAAGAACAGGACCGCACAGAACCGGACTGGAGCAACACGATTGAAATGCTGTTGCGTAAAGGCGTAAAAGTCTATAAACCCGCGTGAAATAAACTTATTTTTCAGTGCATTTTATGCAATAAGATTCTACTTCGTTGAATTAGCTTTAAGTTTGGCTTCTTTTCCCGTTTTCTTTTGGGGCCAGAGCTTTATAGTGTCGTACGGGGAAGCTGTAGATGTCAGACCAATTCTAGGTCTCACAGATGAGACGTACGACACTGAGCTTACTGAATGCTTGACTTCTGCATATAATCTTGTTAACAGCATCGCTAAGGCATCCGGCTTCTCTGTGCCCTTCAGTTCGCCGCATCAAAACATTTTGGATTTTGAACGGTATGTGGCAGCATGGCTTTTCCGAAGGCGAAGAGCGCCGCCATCTGAAGCGGATGTGTTGTGGGATATGGCTATGAAGTTTTGGACCGCCTACCTCGAAGCTGAACAAGAAGAGGTCCCGTTTAAGGTGGTGACGGAGGAATGAGAAGATTTGCTCGAAGGGCGGCTCTTACCGCTGCGGCAGGAACCATGATGGTGTTGGGGGGTCCAGAGATTATCCTCGCTGGAGGAGCGATCACAGCTTCCGCCTTGTGCGCGTACGCGATAGCGAATAAACGGAAAGGGGGGGAGAAAAAACGGAGACAAGAAAGAAGCTCGCCGTGATTGCGATAGTGTTGCTTGCTGTTGCCATCCTCGAAATTTATGTAGGTGCACTATTAGTCATGCAGTACAAGGTCACCAGCAAACTTGTTGTTAGGTATCCGTCGCCTCCTCCTCCGCCAAGCGAGTTGAAGTTGAAAGTTTACCAAGATGCAGAATGCACCGTAGCCCTCACGGAAATCGATTGGGGAACCCTAGAACCTGGAGACAGTGAAAACTTTTTTGCTTACGTAAAGAACCTCGGCGACGTGCCCTTCACCATGACTCTTAGCACGGAAAACTGGGATCCAACGGAAGCTGCGACATACATGACTTTATCTTGGGACTACGCTAATCAGACGATTCAAATTGACGAAGTGTTACCGGTGACATTCACCTTAACAGTCCATGAAGAAGCAGAAGAGGGCAACTTCAGCTTCGACATCGTGATAACCGCAGAGGGCTAAACATGAGTCTTACTGCTAGAATTGACATGACGCGGCTTGAGTCTTATTTCTCCGACTATTTTCCCTGGGCAATAAAGCAAGCAGCGGATAAGGGTTTACGCGATGTGGCTACTGTCGGCGAAGCATTCATGGTTATAGAAGCCCCAAAGAAAACAGGGGACCTTGCACGTTCTATCACCGTGACGAAACACGGGGATACCTACGTTGTCGCTCCAACAGTTCCTTATGCAGTTTATGTGGAGCGGGGAACAAGGCCACATGAAATTGTGGCTCGTCGCGCACGAGCGTTACATTTCGTTTGGCGAGGAGCCCCAGTCTTTTTCCGCAGAGTTATGCATCCAGGCACACAGCCAAATCCCTTCATTGCACGAACTTGCGAAAAAGTGAGAAACATAGCTGCGGACATGATGGCTGCAACGTTTAAGGAGATCTTGCAATGATCAAAGATTTGCTGAATAAAATCATTGGGAAACTTCAAGCCGAATCGGATTTGGCAGGGATCACTTGGCATTATGGCGAGCCAATAAAATGGGGTAGAGCAGACAAAGGCGAAGGATACGTAAGCTTAGCTCCCCTCGAGGAACAGCGTGTGGAGCCTCTCATGCGAGGAGACCGCCACATTATGAGTGTCGTGGTTGGTATTGCCTATCGTCACATTGACGAGAAAGTTTGCGATCAGTGGGTCCACGACAAAAGCGAGGTTGTTTGGCAGGTTTTTAAGGCAAACGAGAACTGGGACGGCTTAGTTTCAGAATCGCATCTTATCGGTTACATTTTTATTCCTGGTCGCGAGGCTGACTACGCTTTTGACATGATGATAAGCCGGCTTCGCGTCGACAAGGAGGTCTACCCGTCATCATAGTCACGCTATGCGTGCAAATAAAAAAGGAGGAATGTTAGAAAATGCCTGAAAGATATGTTGCGGTCGCGGAAGAACCCAGCTATGCACCAGCGACGCCTGTTGTGCCAAACAAGTTCTTTGACGCAAACTTTGCAGAATGCGGTCTAAACCCGGGCTTAGCGTTTCCCGTAAGTATTAGAGGTCGAAGCATACTGGAGCATCATGAAGGACTGATAGCGGAAAGCGTTGCCGTGAACATGGATGTGAAACCAGACAACATGATCGGTTGGTTCCTGAAATGGATTCTTGGAAGCGTCACATCAACTCAGCAAGGCGCCACCATAGCATACAAGCACACCTTTAAAGTAGCAGAGACCGTGCGAAGCTTCGCTTTAGGCTATAACTGGGATGCTATAAAGGAGAAGCGCGTTCCAGGCTGCATCATGACCGGCCTAAACTTCAGCATAGTAAGGGGGGCAACACCTCTAATCGCGGATATCGCAGCCATAGGCCAAAGTGAAAAACTGGAGACAGTTCAAACGCCTTCGGGTTGGTCTGCACTTGCGCCCTTTAAGCCGTATCAAAGCAAAGTAGAACTCGCAGACTCAGAGCTAGCAAACCTTGTGGAAGGTTTCAGAATTAATATTGGCCAACGCGTTTTCGGAGTGGGAGACATCGGCGTCCTAGGCAGTAGAAAGCTTACGAGAATCGAGTTAGCAGAAAGAACCATCACGGGGAGCATGGACCTGCCACTATTGAGCGGAACCCTTGACGTTTATCAACGCTTCTTGAAAGACGTTGCCGCCGTGGCACCTGGTGAACCCGTTGTGCCTTTCAAGCTGGAGTTGCTCATAGACACGGGAATTATTATTGCGGATCCTCACAAATACTCGATAAACTTTGTGATGCCTCAATGCGTGATAACAGCGGCGCCAGTGCGAATTGAAAGACAGGAACGAAAATTGTTCCGTGTAGACTTTCAATGCGAACAAGGGGACGTAGGAGCCAACAAAACGGAGATTCAAGTGGAGCTAATGAATGCAGACACAGGTTATCCAGACGCAGCATAGGAGGCCTAAGCTCCTTGGCTGCAGATAAGGAGAAGCCTGTGGAATCCGCGGAAGACTATCGCGAGCTTTGGAAGCCTGAGGAAGTGGTGTGCCCAAGCGGGTTAAAAATAGAGATGGGCTATTTGGACCCGATTGAACACCTGCTTCTTCACATTGACGAAGACAAAAAGGCAGAGTATGAACGTCGCAGCCTAGAGGAAATCACCAAGGAATCCACAGAGGCCATCAAAGCGGATGAACGCAAAGCCCAGATCAAGCTTCTTTCCAACATCGTTGTCAAGCCTAGAATCGTTGAGGGAAAACCAAGCAAGAGTGACGAGTTAGGATTCGATGAAATCAAGATTTCTGACCGAAGATTTCTGGTGAGTCACGCAATGAATCATGTGGGTTTCGCGGGGAGGGCGAGTGAACTAAGAAAATTTCGTGGCCTGCTCAAAGCTAAGGGGCGCCGTGGACCTCGTAGCGCAAACTTACCATCAGAGACCAAGTGATCTGCTGGATCCAGAGTTTAAACACTTGAAAACGAGGTGGGAAAGGCTTCTTTTCGACGCTGAGTTTGCGGCAACACGAGACTTAGGTAAACCGCAGCTTCCCGAGCTTGATGGCTCCGTAAGCGCGGAGATCCTTAGGCGAAGGGCGTTAATGGAGATGAAGAAAAAGGAGATGTATTCATAAATGTCCAGTCCAGAAGTTAAAATCATTCTAAGCCTGATCGATCAGACTAAAGAAGGTTTAGCGCAGGCTGGGTTAAACGTTAAAAGCTATGGGGACACGGTGGAGCAAGAGGCTAAGAAAATTGAGGTTAGCTGGAAAGATGTGGCTACGAGCGTCAGCGGCGTAGTCACTGCGGGCTTCGCCCTCTACAGCATGTACGAAAACATACAAAGACAGCAGCTTATGGTGATGCGGCTCACCAACTCGCTGGAGGATGCTCAAAGAAGGCAAAATAATGCCTTGGAGAAACTGAATAAAGCGATCGCTGACCACGGAGCCAATAGTGAAGAAGCAGCAAGAGCCCAAGAGGCCTATGAAGCGGCATGCGGAGATGTGTTGGTAACTCAAGAAAGATTGTCTTATACCCAGAACAATCTCGATGAGGCGATGTTAAGAGCGGCGCTTTTCACGATTCCCAGCGTGATAACGGCGGTTGACCGAGGAACAGTTGCTTACAAGGAATTGAGTAAAGCCGTCGACGCGGTCGCTGCAGGGCAAGCATCTCTTGCAACAACAACCGTGGCTGCCGCAGGAATTATCGGTATCGCAGCAGTTGCGGTTGGTGTGATGTACATCGCCTTTGAAAAGCTTGCGGAGTATATATATGATGTTTCAGATGCTGAGGAAAAGCTTCAAGAGGAAACTTTGAGGACAGCCGAGCTTTTTGAAGGTTTAGATGTAGGGTTAAAAGCGATAGAAGACACCTTACCTGAAGTGGAAAAACAAGTTGATGAACTCGCAGAAATCTTTATCACGGGTGCAGATAAGATCAAAAAGTCGTATTTTGACGTATTCACTAAGGAAAGTCAGGAGTTTCAAGATGATGTACGTGTAACAGCGTCCCTCGTCTATGATTTTCTGTCTGAAATGGAGCCAAACTTTGCAGCGGTTTCGGTTATCGTTCAGAATTTCGCCGATCAATGGGGTATTACTTGGGATGAAGCCTCCTCTATTCTTATGGAAAAAGTTGAGGAGATTAAGGCTACCATAGGAACCGTTGCTCCCACTTTAGAGGAGGAACTTGTGGGTAAAGCTCAGGCGGCTATGGAGCGGTTTAAGGAGTGTATGGGCGAGAAGAGCACCGCTACAAGAGATGAAATGACTAGTGCAATGGAAGACATGGTTTCCTCCATTAACGAATTGATTAGTTATGGCCTACTCGGCGAAGCACAAGCCCTTATGGACACATTCAAAGAGGCTGAGCCCGACAAGATGTGGACTATGGTTCAGGACATTGACGCCGCGATTGAAAGTCTTACGAAAGAGATGGAAACCGAGTTTGAGGAAATGCTTGCAATAGCGGATACGCTTAGCGGAGAAGAACGGGACCTAATGATTCAAAGGGCTGAAGAACTGAAAGAGGGCTATCTCGCAAAAATAGAAGAATTGGAGAATATGCGCAGTATAATTCTTACAAGAATGCAATTAGAAACGCAAGGGTACTCGGATGAAGAGATCAACATAATCATGTCCGGCCTTACCACGTTGCAAGCTTTAAGCGGAGCCAAATGGGATGAAATCACACGAATATGGCAACAATGCCTTGACGACGCCGAAGGAGACGTTGCAGCAGCCATCGCGGCGATGCAAGGATACATTAATAGTCTTCAAGGAAAAGATGTTTACGTAAACACATATTACACATCAATTTATAGAACAGTTTACGAGGCAGCGGGAGCAGCGGCACCGGAATCAGGAACTGCCACAATTTCAGCAACCGCAGGAACGGTAGGATGTTTCCTTTCGAGAACAAAGATTTCGATGTTAGATGGCTCAAAGAAAAGCATAGAGAATCTTAACGTTGGGGATCTCGTTAAGTCTTGGGACTCGGAAAAGGGAGTAGTTAACGGCACCGTCACCAGAACCTTTAGAGGTAAAACAGAGGCTTATCTGATAATCAACGGAAAATTGCGGGTAACTCCTAGTCATCCTTTTTACGTTAACGGAAACCTCGTCAAAGCTGGAAACTTAAAAATAGGTGAGTATCTTCAAAGCGAAAATAATGGATATATTAGAGTTAAAGAAATCCACTTGATCGCCGAATCGCGTCCAGTTTACAATTTTGAAGTGGATGGCGAACACAACTACTTTGCTGAAGGCGTTTTAGTTCATAATAAGCCGTGGACTTTGACTCCGGAAGGAATCTTAGTTTTAACGCAACCAGAAGCGGCTTTATGGCGGGCTGGTTTTGCCAGAAGAATCATGGAAGCTGTCCCCAAAACCACGCAGGGTGTGAGAGGTGAAAGAAACATATCCATAGGTCCTATCTACGTGGGCAGCATAGCCAGCGACATGGATATCCGTGAAACCGCTTGCAAACTAGCTCGTTATACGGTTGAAGAAGAGCGGAGGATTGGGCTTGATTAAGGGCGAAATGGGTAGAGATCCCTCCTTTCTGGGTTCCTCCATAGGCCGTGTCTTTCCTCGCAACTGGGGCTCTCTATCCACGCCAAACATGGAGGTGAAGAGGCTTGAGTGAAGAAGAGTTTAAGGAGGCCATAGAATCCTTCCACCGGTTTCCCAAGGATGTACGCCGCATAATCCGTGAGGACATTGAGACAGCATTCATTAACCGTGTTAAGGCCATGAAGAGGGTCCTAAAGCTTGACTAGCCGCCAAGTGCAGCTTCTCATCTGCAAGCCCGCGGGTTATAGAGAGGACTTTCCAGACCCGTCTTTACCAGGGTGGAATTCCGATCCTCAAATAGAAAAGGAATGCGATGGCGATGTCTTAAACGTAAGTATTGAGGACGCCCTCACGGATTATTATGACTGGTGGAAAGATTTCGACATTGACTGCAGTAAATATAAGAAACTCATTTTACGTTATAGAATAGTTTCCTACAGCGGACCTGACGAAACCAGTTTTGTTGTGCGGGGAACGCTCGAGGGAACCGACAAGTTAATTGAGAAATCCCCCTTTAGCGATTTAGGCGAATGGAAAATTAAAGAGATCGACGTGGACGATTGGGGAGCGTCCAACGATTGGTTTGACTTCTATTTTTACAACGCACTAGGTGGATACGACATTGAAGTTGAGATAGATTTCTTCATTTTTACCGAGGAAACGCCGTTTTATGATGATAACGATTTGGGAGACATTTTCGATATTCCCCGTTATGCGGGAGGTGTAAATGAGCGAGCTGATTTTCTTCAGCTTATAATAGATAATCACGGGGGGCAGCATAAAACTCGATTCGCTTATCGTGATGAAGCCTATCTTTGGGTTAAGAAAAACGGTGACTTCCACAGGCTTTTCGGGGGCTATATTGACGCCATAGATCCGGAAAGCGTCCAGTATGGCGCAGACTACTTGACCCTGAACATGCTTGGCTGGTCCGCCCTGCTGTATCAGCGGTTCATCGCTGAAACATATTCGGAGGAAGATGCGGACGATATTGCGAAGGATATCCTCGATTTGGCGGAGAAACAAGCAGCTCTTGGCTTCACTACCTTCGGCATTAAAGATGTTCAGAAAGAGATCGATGTTTTGAAATGCGACTATGACGAAGCCCTTAAGAAACTTGTGGAGATGGTTGAGCAACTGGATCTCTGCTTTCACGTTGAACCGAATAGGGATGCCAGCCTGTATCCTCTCGGCAAACGTTTTCTTCGTTACGCTGGCTGGATGGAAGATTTTTGGGAGAAAGGATGGGCTTGTACCGCTAAAGAGTTTGAAACCGACGGCGACATCGCCCAAATGAAAACTAAGGCGGATGGCGGAGCCGGGACCCTATATCGTGTGACAAATTTGTCTATAGACAGTACTGTCTACAAAAAGTTGCTTTTAGAATTGAAGGGCTCAGATGTTAATACTCAATATTCTGTTAAGGTTGTTACCGAGGATGATGCGGAGTACACCGTTCAAGCCCTAACGGCGGCGCCAACATCTTACACGGTGAAGGAATGGGATTTAACCTCGATAATCACGGGAGCAAACAAAGTTGTAAAGAATGTGAAGCTCGGCATCTCCAAAGCAGGCAGGGAAGGCATACTCTATTTTAAATGGCTTGGATTATTCCCCGTGACACCTCCATATGAAAAGCTTACGTTAAATGCGGCAACAAACGTTCACGCCGGAGCCTTTCAACGGGACCCTAAGAAAGCTCGGAACATGATCGTTGTGAAAGGTGATAAGTTCACGTACAATGTGCCACCGGACTCGGACGAGTGGACGAAAAATCCCGCGCCTGACATTATTGAGGAAGACGATGAAACCTTTTGGACTCCTAATAAATGGGGTTCCGGAACTATAGCGGAGCCGGTGATTTCTGCCGACACTACCATAAAGAAAGCAGGAGTCCAAAGCACGAAAGTTGTTGTCGGATCTGGAACATACGCATATTGGGCTTGTTTTCATGGATATGATCCTCAGGCGGATTGGTCTGGTTACAGGTACATTTTTCTTTGGTGGTATGGAACAAACTCCGGTAAATGGTTTGAAGTGAATTTGCCATGTCAAGGTTGGTTGGTTTGGATAAATTATGTTTGGAAGGATGACTATTTAGGGTGGCCTTCCAAGCCAATAATAATTGACCTTTATAAACCCGATTATATATGGCCTGAAGGATATGATATCGGGGAAGCGCTAAAGAATATTGATGGAATTAATATAATGCCTTCTTCCTATTATGGAGAAACAAATGTTTCAGGCACTTTCCATTTCGATGAGGTAGTAATTTCCACTCAGCGTTTTTGTTGGGGAGCAGAATTCTGCAGTTTAAGCAATGATCAAGACGCGAAAGCCGGAACAGCCAGCCTAAAGGCGGTGTTGGAGCAGGGTGTCCTCAACGATTTCTATCGATTAAGCAGCGGATTCATTCTTTATGATCCCTTCAATACACTCGATCTTACAAAGTATGACAAGGGCGCTAACGGTGGAGGCGAAGGAGACTCATACGTTGAAGCGGGAGAGCTCGTCAATAAAATTAGAAAAATAACGGACTCTTACCGCAGATATATAGTTACGAAAGACTTGAAATCATTGAATAGTTTGGTTGTTGAATCCAAAATCATTTCAGAGAACCTAAGCGGTCCCACATCAAACCGGTTAATTCTTTCCATAGTACACACAACGAGCGGCAACCCCACAGACACAGATCATGTTCAAGTTAACAGTTTTAATGACTGGGATAATACGAAAACCTGGGCGGTTGAAGAAAGAGATTATCCAAATGATCCTATTATCCATTATAATAGTGGACCCGTTTCCGACCACACGAAAATCGCGAAAGTGATCATTACAACAGATACCATAAAGGTTTATCTTGATGATCAACTTGTCTGCAATGCAACCCGAGTATTAAGTTTCACCAACGCTTACATTTACCTTTATGGTAGCACATACAACGATTCATTCCAATATCCCAAACAAGACAACTTCAAAATTTATAAAGGTTTAAAAATTTATGTGGAAGGGCTCGCTCCTGACTGGACGGTGGAACTTTGGAGCGGAACCCAGGCCTCGCCAGGTTCAAAAGTAGCGGAGGCAACCGTTCCCGGTGGAAGCACAATTGCCGAGTTAGATGTTTTAACTCTTGTCTTCCCCTTCACAGGATTCTTTAAAGTTTATAATCCTAATGATCAATTAGACCACACCAGCCCAGATTATGACGACATTTGGGGCGGAGATCATTATAAAGCTAAACAGACAACTAACGCGGAACATTTAATCTATTTTCCGCGGACAAAAGACCTCAACATGAATGCTTTAGCATTAAAGAAACTGAAGTTTTGGATGAAACAGAGTTTAGCGGAGCAGTCTTGCAAGGTTATTTTAGCCACGGATGAGAGCAATTATTACTACATGGAGTTTTGGCCGACAACAAAATGGAAGGAGCTTTTCCAGTTCAATGTGGGCTTCGTGCAAAACATCGAATTTGAAGAAGTAGGATCGCCTCAGTTGAAGGAAATCAATTACATAGGCATCCTTTATCCTAGCGAGGCCCCCGTTGGCGAATGGTGCAAAATCGACGAGGTCAGGTTTGAAGGTGAATCCGAGTCTTGGGGCATCGCCAAAGACGAGGCTAAGATAGCTGAGTATGGTTTGCAGCCTGAAAAGGTGACGAGCAGCTATTTCAAGACGCCAGAGGATGCCCAGATAGCAGCGGACTATTTCTTGAGCATTTTGAAGAATCCTCCGCTCGTGAAGGGCTCCCTAGTTCATCCTTGGGGACTACCTGAAACTCGAGCCGGAGAAGTTGTCATCGTGAACGTTCCAAACCAGAATATCAATAATGAGGAGATGATAGTTCGAGAAGTAATTGATGTGATTCCGCCCGCTTCAACAAGGTTCACTACAGATATTAACTTGGCTGGGCTACCTCACGCCTTAACAGATCCGCAGAAGCGACTCAAAGAATACATTGAGCGTCTCCAGAAGGCTGACGTTTACGCTGAAAAGGTTGAGTTATTCACATCGCCTTTAAGAGAGTTTCTGGAAGTTGTGGATGCGGCCGAGTTTTGGAGTTACATATTTGACGACTTCGACGATAACAGCCTTGACGCCAATAAGTGGATTGTAACAGGTACCGGAGGCACGGTTGCAGAGCAAAATCAGCGCCTTGAGGTAACGGTAACGGCTTCTGGTGATTACACAAAAGGCGTGAGAACAAAAACCCAGTTTAAAACTCGTGGCACCCTAGATTTCTACGCTAAAACCTACGCTCAAATACCATCAGGACCACTCTCTTGGGAACATATCCAATTATTTATAAGTCCACACATTGGCACATCAGGCTTGCCCTGGAGTCTCGAAGATTTTTTGATGCTTCGTATTATCAGACGGGAAACAACCCCTCCAAATGCGTGGAATCTTCGCAAATATGTGAACGGTGTACAAGAGGATCTGTATTATGGTCCGGCGGAAACCCAAAATTCGGGTCGAATGAAACTCATGTACAATCCTTCTACAAAGAAGGTTAAGGCTTGGAGAAGAATTGACGGCGACTGGACGCTTCTATATGAGGGCCAGACGGATCTTGACTGGGAAGATAATTACGCATACCTTAATGTTTATTCCGATGTTGGAGGGTTGCTTGGCATTTTTGATAATTTCCAAGTTGATTGCGTAGACATAAGTTAGGAGGAATGAAAAATGGCTTTAAAAGAAGTATCGCCGGAAGAACTGCCGTATGGAACCAAAATCTTCTACAACGGAAGATACGTGTGCTTCGCCTATTGGGGTCCAAGACACGACTACGTGGAAAGAATCGAGGTTGAAACCGAACCTGGAACCGCAAAACTGACGAAACTTGCGTTGCTGGGTAGAAACGAGGAAAAGGTAACTCTCAACGTTGAAAACAACAAGGTGGTCTCCATCGACTTCAAAAAGAAGGATGGTCGAGAATTCCATCAAGACATACCGGAGTGAGGAAGGATGATCACGGATGTCGGTTTAAACTGGGGCGTTGAACGCTGGTTTTCTGATGGCGAAAGCAAGATGCTCTACGGAGCCGCTGGTATAGGCACGAACACACCTTTGGCAAGCGATACAGCCTTACAAACCGAAAAGGTCCGCAAAACCTTAACCGTTATAACTTATCCGTCTCTCGGCAAAGTGCATTGCGAGTTTGTGGTCGACTGGACTGAGATGAACGGCGAAACTATCACGGAAGTCGGAATTTTTGACGACCCTCAAGCGGGAAACATGCTTCTAAGGATTCTGTTGGACCCGCCCATAGCCAAAACTTCAGATAAGAAGCCAACCATTATCGTGGAGGTAACGGTTTCCCGTGGATAAATGTGAAAACTGCCCGTTTATGAGTCTGCAAGATAATTTGAGGGAGACTTTACTAGCGTTGATGAAAGTTGATGCTCCCGCATCTGCTTGGGAGATAAGTGACTTAACCGGGAAAGCTAGGGCTGTTGAATCCAGCAACCTAAACGAACTCGTGAGGCTGGGCTACGTAAAGAAATTGAGACGCTTCGAAAAAATCAAGCATAAAAGTGGAAATCCTCGAAAAGTCTATTTTTCTTTAACCGAAATGGAGACCACAACATGAATCCAATGGTTCTTGTCATAGCGAATTTCTTTTTCTTGCTGGGAATGTGGCAGTTAGATCATTTTGTGGCTCCCTTAGTTTGGCAGAATCCCAATGAACAGATTGAAGTTTGGCGTTTCCCTTACATCGATCGGAAACTTAAGAAGAAGACATGGCTCTTCATGCTTTCCCTCAGTGAATTTTATATTCTTTGTTATTTAGCGATCTTCATCGGCTGGTTCCTCGGACTTCTATGGGGGTGCCTATAACATGATGGAGTTTATAAACGTGGTTGTTGCAGCGGTTTGCGGTTTTGTCTTAGGGTTGGCTGTGCACAGTGCTTGGCTGCACACGAAAGAGGAAAAAAAGAAGTGGGGAATCAATCATGAGTAAGCGGCTTCTTAACCAGTTGAAAGATACAAATCTTGGCGATCTAATCAGGGTTGAATGGTACGATGCTAGTGTTGGTCGTAGTATGGGAGGCACTGGCGCCATTGACGTGCCGGTGAAAAGCTATGGCATATTCCTGGGTGTCCTCGGCGAGAAACTCAAACATATTATTCTCTGCCAAAACAGCTTCAAGTACACGAACGGCGTCTACGATGTTGATTACACAGCTATACCGGTCGGCTGGGCTTTAACTGTCAGCGTGGTCCAACAAGGCGAAGTTACCAGAAAAGATGCTGAAGCCTTGTTAAAGTCTTTCCTGCTTGGGAGAGCTCGTACAGTGAAACGAAGGGTGCACAACCATGAGTAACCTTATCAAGAGAGCCTTAACGAGAACCGTGGCGGTTAAGGGGCCGAGAGGCAGGATAATGCAGGTGGAGGTGACGCCGAGCCAAAAGCTTGTTTACGGTATATGCTTCGCCATTGCTGCCTTGATGTCTCTAACTCTGCTGCAAGCAATTTACTTGATTGTCCTCCGCACCTGGAACAGTGAGATCTTCGCTGCGATCACTGGTCTGATAGGAACTATCACAGGGATCTTGATATCACAAAAAACATAGGGGGTATTGAATTTGCGACCTAAAAGTTCTCACAAATTGATGATCCTTAGGCGCGTCGCCAAGCTTCGTGAAAAAGTTAAAGTTGATACGCAGAGGATGCGCGCTAAATGGATGAAAAGCCTTGAAGAGATTTTCAATTTCGCTGCTTCTTTAGCTAAAGGCGAGTTTAAGACGCAAACCGTCAATGGGGAAACAGTTAAGGTTACTATGAAGCAGAGACAGATATGGGCCCGCATTGCAGCCTATACGGCGCAGATTATGAATAGCATCGCTCAAGGTTTTGATGAGCGGCAGATAGATGCTCAACTGGACGAGTTGGAGCGTTTAGTGAGTGAAGCAAAGGCAAAAACAAAGACTAAAGGAACTGAAAGGGAAATTTCACGCGGAAAGGCAGAGGGCGATTCCGCAAGACCCGGTTGAATTTTTTAGAGAGGTCCTTCGTATTGAACCTTACCCTTATCAAGCTGACTTTCTACAGGATCCCTCGCCCCTGAAAGTTATCCGCTGGCCTAGAAGAGCTGGCAAAACAACGGTTATGAGCGGAGACGACATACGTTTCGCAGCAACAGTTCCTAACTCCACAATCTTGGTTATAATGCCGAAGTATCAGCAGATTAAGGAAATTTATTTTCAAGGCGAGGGGGGCCTTCATGAGCATTTAGCGCGAATGGACCGGGAGACTTACCAAGCCCTGATACTAGAGCAGCTGCAGACGATAATTCGATTCAGAAACGGCTCCAAGATTTTGGCTGAGGTCCCTGAGCCCTTCACGATTCGTGGTCATGGACCCCGCAAAATCAGCATTGACGAGATGAACTTCATCCGCAAGGATAAAGATCTGTGGCTCAGCGCTTTGTTGCCCATGACCCTGACCAGGACCGTTTACATTAACGTGTCGAGCACGCCCTGGAACAAAGACAGCGTATATTGGAAAATGTGCTTTGATAAAGGCTTCAAATTTTTCAGCGGAAACGTGCATGAACGGGATCCACCACGATATTTTTTGACATGGGAGAATGTGCTGAAGCCAAACGGGCCCTTGGATCCCGCGCAGGTTGAGGTTATGAGGGAGCAGTACGCGGGGGAAATATGGCGTTGGAAAAGGGAGATGGAATCCGCCTTCATAGATGACGAGACCGCATTTTTGCCATCCAGCCTAATCATTCGATGTCAAAACGAAGACTTAGAGTTCGCGAAGTTTGAGGAAAACCTAACCGGCAAATTCTTTGTTGGCTGGGATCTAGGGCGTGAAAGGGACCCTGGCGCCGTTGCTGTGATCCAGCTAGATGGAGACGTTTGTCGTCTGGTCCACTGCCTATCCTTCAAGCTGGGCACACCATACGTTAGCCAAATGGCTTACATCAAATCTATTTGCGATCGATGGCAATACGTGCTCGCTGTTCATTATGACCACACTGGCACTAAAGGTATGGATGAAGAAATTGGAAGGGCAGGCTTCCCAGGTTTGGAAGGAGTAGACTTCACCAAGCCCAAGAAACACGGCATGGCCATAACCTTGAAGCAGCTTATGATGACACCGCGAAAAGCCGACAAAGGCCTTATGCCAGCGGACGCACGCCGCCGCTTCGAGCTCCCCTATGACCAACAAGTGCAGGCCGAGCTAAACGTGGTCCAGTGGGAACAAACTAAAGGAAGCGAAGTTTACACCTTTAGCCATCCAGAGGGAAGCCATGATGACCGCTTCTGGGCCATAGCCCTCGCCGTCATAGCCGCTGTAAAAGGCGAAGGAGAAGGTCAACTTGAAGCCTTTAAGTTTGGGTGATTCAAGTTGACTAAGCGTAAAGAGCTCTTTCAAGTTACTCGCTGGGCTCGCAGATATGATAGAGAAACAGGCAAATTCATCATCAACATTAGTTATGAAACCGCGACGGATATCACGCCTAGGACTATAGCGGTGGCTGAGGCCTTCGGGTTAGGTGTAGACCAATATCAAAGGCAGATTATATACGACAACGTGGAGTTGAAAATCGCTCCCACGGATATCGTATTTATCAGCGGAGACAGCGGCTCCGGCAAATCCGTGCTCTTAAAAGCCTTCAAGAAGGATCTGGGACCGGAAGCCGTGGACATGACGGACGTGGAATTTGACCCCACGAAACCCCTCATCGACACTGTAGGCAAAACAGTCGAGGAGGGCCTTGAGCTGCTGTCTCGAGTAGGTCTGAACGACGCCTTCCTATTTGTGCGTCGCTATGATCAGCTTAGTGACGGCCAGAAATACCGGTATCGCCTCGCGAAATTAATTGAGAGTGGCGCCCAGTGGTGGGTTATGGACGAGTTCTGCAGCACCCTGGACCGGGACACAGCGAAGATCGTGGCGTTTAACGTTCAGAAACTTGCCAGGAAGATGGGGAGGGCTGTTATAGCGGCCACAACGCACATAGATCTCTTCGAGGACCTCAAGCCTTCAGTTCATATTCACAAAAGGTTTGGAAAAGAGATCAAAATTGGCTACTATGCTAATGACGTCAACGAAAGCTGCTCCCTCACTAAAGGAATGCATGTCGCGGAGGGATCTATTGAGGATTATCATAAACTTTCAGGTTTTCATTACCGAGACAGCAGCCGGGTAGCCGCAGTGTACAAGGTTTTCGTTTTGAAGCGTGGAGACGAGCTCTGCGGCGTCATCCTTTACAAATATCCAAGCGTAGCATGCCAAGGCAGAAAAGAATCCTTTGGCAGAAAGCTAAGCATCGAAGAGTTGAATCGAGACTTAACCACAATCGCTCGTGTGGTGGTCCACCCAAAATACCGCTCCATAGGCCTCGGCACCAAGCTGGTGAAGGAGACCCTGCCTTTGGTTGGCAAGCCTTACGTCGAGATGATCGCTGTCATGGCGAAGTATAACCCCTTCGCAGAGAAAGCAGGAATGAGGAAGATCCTGGAAGGCAAGCCTAACCCAGCGGTCTTGGAAACCGTGGAAAAACTGAGGAAGCTGGGCTTTAACCCTATTTTTCTCTCCTCGGAAAAATGCAACATGCATGAACTGCGGGCTCTTCAAGGGCTTAATCAAGTGAAAACAATCCTCAAGGGCCTTTCTAAGTCGGCGGGGATTTACAGAAAGCGTATTTTGTCAGGCAGCAAAGCCTACTACACTCACAAAGAGTTTTGCAAAAACGTGGAGAGAAGTGATGCCCAGAGATTAGCGAAGATGCTCCGCATCCTCAGCTTCCTAACACAAACAAAGGTTTACCTATTCTGGAAAAATAGAACGGAAAATGACTAAAGCTGGATAAACTCGTATACCCAAACTATTTCATCAGGGTCCCACTTACCGTTAATTTCCTCCCAGACCTTTTTAAACTCCTCTAGGGTAGGGTAGCCCTCTTTTTGAGCGTCTTCTTGGGTCATGTCCCCTAGGCGTTGTCTGTATCTTCGGGTGATTCTGATATGGTGTTGAGCTTTTTCATACCATGTACTTCGAATTCCCTGGATCCCACCTATGCGGTAACGGTATTGACTTCGGCGTCGAGTTGCCGTCTTTCTGCCTTCAAGAATCATTTCAATGTGTTTCTTCTTAAAAATCAAGCAGACTCACCTGCCTCATTTCCCGTTCTTTTCTCCGTTCTTCTTGACATTCCTCACAAAGAAACAACATCGCCTTTTTCGTGTAGAAAACTTTAGGCTCTTTCATAAGTTTACCACAATCCTCGCAGGGAACGAAATCTTTAGAGGGTAATTTGAATCTTCTTTCAATCATCTTTAACACCGTCTATTTAAATCTCGTAACACGATTAACTTGGCTCGGTAGAAGTATCCGGCTTCCATGAGCTCATTCCGCTCCGGCTTATTGCAGCCCAGATGGCGGTTGTCCCACATATATAGTTCCTCGGCTTTCGCCCAAATCCTCTCTCGAACATCAGGCCAAAACTCGCCTTTGTTTCTCATTGTGGAAACTCCTGAATTTTCTGAGGCCATTCTAAGTTGTTTTTAAGGAAAATGGGAATGTTGTGTTCTCTCGCTTCATCGATAAGTCCTTGGACCCATTCCCCTTTAGGAAGCTTTTTCGGGTTCGTCTGCGCTCCTATGATAATCCAGTTTAAGCCTTCTAAATCAAGGTTAACCCTGGCAAGCAAAGGTTCAAAACTCACAAACTTTATCATTGCACCTGTCTCTAGCAGACATTCTAAATCTTCCGCTTGAACATGTAAAGGCTCTAATCCATCGATTGTTATTCCAAGCCAAACGTTTGGAGGATACGTGAAGAACTTTAGGTTTTGAGGTTGCTTCGTTAATATTTGGAAAGCGTGCCAATGAGCTTCTGTGCAAGCGTGGAGAATCTGATTTGTCCAACCCATAGGTATCCAATCGCCGAACATCTCACCCATGCTGCAGACAAAAATCTTGGAAGGCTTCTTAACTTTTTTAGGCTCATCAAGCCGGTTCCAAAACATCCTAGGTTCAAAACTTCCGTAAAACCTCATGGCGATTTTACGTGCATAACAGTAGGGGCAGCCTCGCTTACAGCCCACAATGGGATTCCACGTGTAATTTGTCCACTCGATTTTTGTGCGATTCATTTTAATCCCTTTTTCGTTCGCTATCTTCCCGTTCCATCTTCGCCTTAAAGTTAGCAACCAACTCATCTTTGTCTTCTTGTGTTAAAACTCTGAAGCCTTCACCGTCTATGATGGCGTAGCTATCCTGAATGATGCGAGGATAAGCCTTCTTCATGTGTTCTCTCGTTTGTTCTCGCTTTTCTCTCCATTTCCTTTGTTTCCCCTCGATTATCTGCTTCATTTCCTGGATGGTTTGCGGGATCGGATCTTCCACGCTGCGATTCATTTTGAAGGTTTCTACGTGTGTAACGGTTAAAATAAATCTTACAGGCTTGTCGTCATGGCTATACGTAAACTCACCCTTGATCTCTAAGCCTGTTCCCTCGTCAGCCCTCAATTGCCCATAGTAATGGTCGCTCATGCTGTATTTTTCGCCTTTCCTAAAACTCCACTTGAAAGCCTTAAGCCACGCAGGAAGTTGTTTCCATGCTTTCCGCAGCTTCGCCTCTGTAACCATTTTACCCTCTAAATCACAGATATACCACTCTTGAAAGCCTCTATCTCTATGGAAGTAATCGGTCATGATGTCGCTGTCGTCAAATACCGCTTCCAAAACGATTATCATATCTCCCAAATTTTTCACCTCCTTTTAGGTAGCTCGGCTTCTAGGTCTTTCAAGGTGGATTTTACAGCTTGGCGCTGCAAAAGTAAGAGGCCGGGGTTCTCGAGCATGTCCTCTAGCGGTTGAATCCATTGGGAGAAATCGCTTCCATATTTCTCTCGCATATACACGTAAAGGCTAAGTTTGCACGCCATGAGCTCCAAGTCAGCTTCGATCTGAATCCTTTGCAAGTTCTCACGGTCGACTTTGAGATCCTGATAGGTTAATCTTCGGTTCATTTTCGACGACCTCGCTTTTTTCGGGCTCTCATCATTCTTTCCGCGATTTCCACAGGTATTTCTCCTATATAATCGCGGCTTCGGCTCATTTCCCGTTTTCCTCCCCAAATTGCGTCGTTTAAAACGTAGAGGAGCCCTTTATTTAAACTCAATCTATGAATTCTCTGAACCCTTCAGAACCCTTCAAATTCGGCTAACCTAAAGAATTCCCATCATTTCTATAGCCTAAAGAAATCACCCCAAAAACGGCAAAAGCGTCAGCAACTTCTTTAAAACACCTTTAATTTGAATCATTTAGGGAGCCGACATGGGAAAGCTCCGAGATTCAACAACTCAAACGCCAACGGACGCCTAAGCAATGTCATGTACAGCCAAAGGAAAGAT